AGCAACTTCTAAATCTGTATTACTACTATGCTTTTTATAACTTTTAATTAAATCAATAGATAAACTATCTGTAATAGATTGAGCTTCGTTAAGGTCCTCTTCTTTTTTTTGTGCAGCATAAAGATTAACTAATCCGTCAGAAAATGCTTTGAAGCCTTGAGCTTGTTGATTAGCAAGTGATAGAGGTAATGCTAACGCTGATGTTCTTGGAACATTACCAGTATTAATCTTACCTTGTACTTGATCAATTTTTAAAATAGCCATTATACATAACCTAATTTGTTAGCATCTGATAATAGAGATCCAGCTGCTGCAAAGTATTGAGATCTTGCTGTCATACGACCAGCATATTCTTGACCAGCTGCTTTTGCTTCTAACATTAAACCTTGATTAAGTTGATCGTTAGCATCCATCTCTTGATTGTAATCAGCAATGACAACATTAAATGCTTGATTAACATTATTCTCTAACATTACATCATAAGGTGTTGTGCCTTCTCTAAATTCTGCACCAGTTCTTAAACTACTTACAAATAAATTTGCTCTAGCTTTTTCTTGGTTTTTTAAGAGTAACGGTTTTGTAACATTGTTATAAAATTTTATATTAACTTCTCTTTTAGCATCTAGGAAATCTCTTTCCATCCTAGTTACTTTTGCATTGTATTTTGAAATTCTTTTTGCAGATTGTCCTGCTGCGATGTTACCTAATGCGCTCATAATATTTTGCCATTCTCCAATAGTTAGTTTGATCTAGTCCATAATATTTCATTAGACCTTCTTTTTCTAAACCCAACCATTGAGCAAACCTAACACCAGTTAGGAATTGTTCTTTGACTGCAGTTTGTAATCTTATAATTTTGTTATTAACGCAAAGATAATCCATTCTTTTTTTGATTAACGATGCAGCTTTAATTTTGTAATCGAATATATGTTTTGATGATAATGCCCAACCTTCAGCAACTCCTGGCCATAACGGAACTATACCACCTGATACAATCGGTGTTTTATCTAAGAACAAGGTAAACGCTAAACCAGGAATTGCCATATCTAGTCTATTATTTGTATAACTAGCATCAATTTCCATGAGCTTATCATTCATGCCAAATTCAATAATTTCGTCTCCATGTTCCATTTCATAAGGAACAACAGTAAAGTTAGCCATCATTTGTTACTAGCGTTGGATATATAGCAAGAATACTAGCTGGTAGTGGTTGATCTTGTTTTATAAATATATGTCCGTCACTATTATAATCATCGTCAAATTCTATTTCTTTATCGCCTTCTATAAGCGTATCTACTGGAGCAGATAAATTACTTGATGTTGTTCTAAAAGGTATTGTTTCTAATTTAGTCAAACTAGGTCCAACTTTAACACCTACTGTTTCAAACAATCTTAAAACAACTTTTGAAATTCTTTTTATTTTACCTTGAGAAGTACCTTCGGTAGCTCCACCTTCTATTCTCATAGTTTGTAAAACACTATCGTAAGATAAACCTACACACGCTTTAGTAACTGATCGATCTAATGTGATTGCACCTGAGCTTACAGTTTTGTTTGCATGAACAGATCCGTCAGCTAATATAGATACTGATTGTCCTTCAAGATGACTTAATCCAGACAAAGAGGTTGTAGCAGATCCTGAATAACTTAAATGACTATCTAAAAATTTAAAATCTGTAGCTGTTGTTTCATCAAAATCAAAATCAGAAAAACATTCTACATATCTTACTGTTGCACCATTAACTGTTCTTTTAACAATACACCAAAGTTCATCTTCGTTTAGATCTCCAGAAATACTAGCTATACTTTCAACAACAGCATTACCTGATCCAAATGCACCACCTAAAATATGTCTATGCCAACTAACTACATTTTCAGATCTTTGATAAGTAAGCGCTGCTAGTTGTCCATCTTCTCTAACGCACCATAAAATATTATCTGGTTCTTGTTGCCACTCCATTTGAACAATACCACTTTCAGTAACTGTATCATTTAGAATACAAAGATCAGGAGCAACATAACTATCACTATCAAAATTGTAAGCTAACTCTCTAATTTTTCTTTTTGCTTTTTGTAAAAACAATATTGCATTACCAGCAGTAACTGCATCCACATTGGCAGATCCATAAGAGCTTTGTCTTTTAATTGTAATATTAGTTGGTGTTATAGAAGCATCTGTTCCATCGGCTGATACTGTATATTCAGCAGCAGTCGTACCTATAACTAAAGTTCTTTGAGCTTTTAAATATCTAATAACATTAACTTGATTAGCAGCAATAGTGTAAACCATTGCATCATCAGCGTTAGTACCTGAAGTCATGTTTTCATAATCTCCAGCCTTAGAAAAAAATACTGTTTGTGGTTCTGATGAAGTTCCAGCAAATACTAATCTTTGTTCGTAAAAACTGACACAACTTGGATGTCCAGTCGTATCTGAGAATGCTCCTAGCTTCCAATCATCTTTAGCATCAGTATTTGCAAATGCTGTAAGTATTGTAACAACAACAACTGTAGTATTTGTTCGAGATGTTATTTTTGCAATACCACTATTAAAATTTATTAATCTTCCAACATCGGTTGTTAGAAATCCTGATCCGCCATTTATGCCAGTAACTGCAGAAGCAGTAACATTTACACCAGTTCCGACACTAGCTGAGGCTGGTGTCAAAGTAGTTGTGGTAGAATTGGTTGCTAAATAAGGACCATTAGTAAAGTCAACTTCAGCTAAAGACCAAGAAGTGTGTCCAGTTCTCGAAAGCTTCATAGTCTCATGATTTGGATGGACCAAGTACATAACGTCAGCAGATTGAGCAAACTTAATATCAAATAACTCAGCAGTTAAATACGGAGTTGATATTTCATAAGCAGATCCACCAGATAAGATCTGACCTTTGTCTTTAAAAAATCTAATATAATTATTTCCAAATTCTAAAATATAAGTTTGAGTAGTTGAGAACTCAAAAGGAATTAATCTTGTTTTAGCAGCAGCAGTTTTAACAGAAGCAATAAATTGAGTACCTACTCTTCTTGTTGCAGCACCTTGAGGATGTACTAAAAAATTTTCTAAAGTTTTTGCTGCAGAAGTATATTTATCAAAATCTGTTCGACCAGTAAGCTTATTTCCAAATTCTCCTGAAACAAAAGATGTTAATGCTAAAGTTGTTCGAGCCATTATAACCTTGCGTCAGTAAATTCGTTACTCTCAATAGTTCCTAAACTGTTTTCTGTTGCATCAATAAATCTTGCTTCTCTTAATCTTTCATCAGCTCTAACCATATAATTATTAGCTAGTGTTGCATTATTTGTAATTGCATAACAAAGATCAGCAGCTAGTTGATGAGCAATACTTTCTTGTAAATAACTATCGTAATTATTTGGATCAGTATCTAAAGCAATATATATTAAATAAACTGTACCTTCATCTGTTACAATATTTTTACCTTCTAATTTATAATCTATTGCAGAAGCGATACTGTCTGTTGTACCATTGTGAACTTTTAAAACTCTTAAACAGTCACTTGGTAAAGCATAAGCATTAGAATATTCAATAACTGGAGCTGTACTATTTTGAGCAAGTTGAACTCTTTTATGTAAACAATTCCAAGCATGAGATCTAAAAACTCTATTTCTTACATTCTCATATCTTTGATTAACTAATCTTGCATTCTTACTATCATCTGTAAATGCTGAAATTGTTGATGCTCCTAAAAGATTGAGCGCTGAATTTGCTATATCTACCGCACTTGCCATTATATTTGTTCTCCTTGTTCTCTACATGAAAATCTAATTGCTAGTTTCTCATCTTCGAAATCTTCTTTATAAAGTTCGTTTAATAAAAAATGTGATTGCTTGTATCCTTGATTAATACATGTGGACCAATTATCAAAAGATCCAGTAATTCGTTCGTCATTACATTTAATTTCTGCTGTTGCATAACTGCATACATATAAAATTAAAAGGTACTTCACTTTAACATTTCCATCTTCGTCTTGCTTGTCTGATCCTAGAGTTAGGATTATTTCTAGTTTTTGCTGAACTTCTTTTCAGTTGACCAGCAGATCTTGCGCAATATGATTTTCTTCTTTTTGCAGCAGCCGATCCTTTTTTAACTTTACCAGTTACTGCGGTTTTTAATTTTGATCCTGGATTAGCTTTTCGATAAGCTCTAACTCCAGCTTTTGTCATTCCAGCACCTTTTTTAGTAGGTCTGTAATTTCTTTTATTTCTTGAAATAGGCTTTGATTTTCTTGCCATAATCTTATCGCCTGGCGGAGTATTTCATCCGCCAAACAAAATGTATTAACTACTCAACAGTGTACATAACCCAACAATGAATAGAGCCACTTATAGTTGCTCCTCCAGTTGTGATTACAATATCAGTTGATGCAGTTGTTCTGTATCCCAGACCAGTCATTGCTGTATTAGCAGCTGTAGAGCCACCTAACATTGACTGTGTTTGACCAGCAGCATTCCATGTTCCAACTGCAGCTAAATATCTGTCATCGTCTCCGCTGTCTCCAACTTTTAAAGTTGAAGATCCGCCTAAAGCATCACACTTTAGAACAACATCCATTATA